TCCTCGAAAGGCTGCGTGATGGACGAGACACCCCGCCAGCGACTTGCGCGCCTGATGGTTGGCGCTCCCGCCAATTCCTCGCCTATGCCCAACTTTGCGGCCGGTGCAAACCCCAACATGTCGCCCATGCCGAACGCGGCAGCCGGTGCCACCGTTCCGCCGTCGGCCATGCCCAACTTCGCTGCGCCGGGAAGTTCGTCGGCTTATTTGCCGCCGATGCGCCTGCCGCCGCTCACGCCGCCGCAGTCGGACCCCTACGCCTTCCTGCCTCCGTATGCAGGCCCGCGAAACAGCCAGACGCTGCCGCCTTTTGAGCAGCCCGGCGGCTCTTTGCCGATGGAACGCTATATGCAGCCGCGCCCGGCTCCCGCGCCTATGCCTGCCCCGGCTCCGATGCCCGCGCAGGCCGCGCCGATGCCGCAACAGAGCGGTGGACAGGGCTGGGGCGGCCCGGAGCCGGCACCCGGCACCATTCCCGAGCCCTACGACGCCATGACCGATCCGCGCTATTTGCCTGAACAGTGGCGCGGCGCCTTCAATACAAGGTGGCAAGCATGAGTTTGCTCACAATAATAGCCAACGTCTGCCGGCGCGTGGGCGAGCCGGTGCCTAACGTCGTGGTCACGTCCACCGATGCCACCGTGCAGCAGATGCTTTCCTTCGCAAACGAGGAAGGCACCGAGCTCATGAAATACGGCGACTGGCGGAAGCTGCGGAAGCAAAAGGTGTTCACGACGCTTGCTCAGGAAGCGCAGACGGGCATGGTGCCCACGGATTTGGGCAAGTGGCTGGATGAGTCTTTCTGGAACCGCTCGGCACGTCGCCCGCTGTGGGGGCCGATTGACCCGCAGCTTTGGCAGGCTTGGAAGGCTTTCCAGACGTTCCCCGTCATGGACGTGTTCTATATGGAAGGCGACGACATCCTCGTCCAGCCGATCCCCGAGGCGGGCGAGACGTTCGCCTTTGCCTACACGTCGAACCTGTGGTGCCAGTCGAACGCGGGCGTAGGACAGTCGGAGTGGCTGGCCGACACGGACACGGGCGTCCTGTCCGAGCGGATTATGACGCTCGCCATTATGTACCGCTATCTTGATGCGCGAGGGCTGGCTTCGCAGGCGGCATACGAGCAATTCGACCTCCAGCGCAGGCAGGAACTATCGGGCGACTCGCCGCGCTCGACGCAGAACCTTGCAAGCGGTGACAGGTGGTGGGCTCGCCGGCCGGGCATTGTTATCAGCGAAGGAAGCTGGAACGTCTAATGGCCTACATCGCGCCTATCCGCACGCCGCCGCGCCGCATCCAAGGCCCGGCTATGGGAACGGTGCAGATCCCGGCCTCTACGCGCGGGCTCAACCTCCGCGACGGCATCGCGGCCATGAAGCCGGCCGACGCGCTCATTCTTGACAATATGTTTCCAGAGGCAACCTACCTCCGCGTCAGGAACGGCACCCAAAGCTACGCCACGGGCATCAATGGCTCTGTGCAAAGCATCATGGAGTGGTCCGGCCCGTCCAGCCGCAAGCTGTTCGCGGCGTCGCCGACCGACATTTACGACATCACCACCACGGGCGCTGTAGGGGCCGCCGTCGTTAGTAGCTTGGGCTCCGGCTACTGGCAAACAACTATGATGACCACGCCCGGCGGCGCGTTTCTTGTGCTGGCAAATGGCGTTAATTCGGTCCGCAACTACGACGGCACAAGCTGGACGACGCCCGCGATTACCAACGTCACAAGCTCGACGCTCAACTTCCCGTGCCTGCACAAGTCGCGCATCTGGTTCGTGCAGAACAATTCGACAAAGGCGTGGTATCTGCCGACTGCGAGCATTGCGGGCGCGGCCTCGTCTTTTGAGTTGGGTGACACGTTCACGGACGGCGGCAAGCTGATCGCCATTGGCGCGGTTAGCCGGGACGGGGGCTCTGGCTCTGACGACTATCTGGCATTTGTGAGCAGCCACGGGCAGGTGGCAGTCTACCAGGGCGACGACCCGGCCTCTGCTAATACGTGGGCGCTGGTGGGCGTCTACAACGGCGCACCGCCCATCGGCAACCGCAGCACGGCGAACATCGCGGGCGACCTTGCCATTGTCACGGAGTCGGCCGTTGTCAGTACTCGGCAGCTTATGGCCGGCGGGCAGGCGGCGGCGACCAGGCAGGCGATTACCAACCGGATCGACCAAGGCATTCTCGACGCCTACACCAGTTACGGCGCGCTTACCGGCTGGTCTATGGCGTCCTACCCGCGCTCGAGGATGGCGCTTATCAACGTGCCGACTTCAAGCACAACTGCGTTTCAGTTTGTTGTGAACGTCCAGACCGGCGCTTGGGCGACCTACGGCAAGAACGCATCGCCGCTCAATGCGACGTGCTGGGGCATCTACAACGAAAACCCCTATTACGGCCGCAGCGACGGAACCGTCTATCTTGCGGAATCAGGCTATGCGGACGGCACCGCTGGCATTTCCTGGCAGGTAAAGACCAGCTTTCAGACCTACGGCCGGTCGGGCGGCGTGTCACGAATGACCATGATTCGCCCGCTGTTCACGGCTGGCGGGCAGGTGGTCCCGGCGATCCGCATGAACGTGGACTACAGGAACGACCAGCCGCTATCCACTGACGCTTTCCCTATGGCTGCGGGCGCGCAAGGCGGCGTGTGGGATACGTCCCTATGGGATGTCGGCATGTGGGGCGACGGCGCGAGCCCCTATAATAACTGGTACGCAGCCACCGGCATTGGCACCACGGCGTCTGTCCACATGGGCGGGCAGAGCAATGGCATTCAGGTCATCTTGAATAGCTGGGATTTGAAGTACGAAGTCGGCCAGCGGGTGGCGCTCTAATGGCGATCATCCCCATTTTCCAGCCCAGCGAGGAATTGTTTCGGCGTGCCGTTGACGCCGTGCTGACGGGGGCGGGAATGAATAGCGCGGGCGCCTTCGCTTCCGTCCGACTCACGCCAATCACGACGGCAGAGAAGAACGCAATGGCGAACGTCAAAGGCACGCTCGTCTATGACGGCACCCTCAACAAGCTCTGCCAGAACACTGGGGCGGGCTGGGAAACTGTGGTGAGCGTGTGAGTCATACAATCTTTTTCCCAAGCAACGACGCCGAGAATCTGAAGCTTTTGGAGTGGGCGGCCCATCGCATCCCGCACCTTACGCCAAGCCAGAGCATGAAGGCCGTGGGCGTCGTGGGCGGCGGGGATCTGACGTTTCCTCTCCTGGCGGTGTGCATCTATCACAACTACACAGCGCCGAAAGAGATCGACGGCAAGACGTGGTATGGCACCTGTGAGATTTCATTTGCGGCGGCGAGCCCAAAATGGGCAACCCGTCGCACAATTTCCACCTTGTTGAGCATACCATTTCTACAGTATGCTTGTAGGAAGGTAGTGACGGCTACTCCCTCCACGAACAAGCGCGCTTTGCGCTTCAACGAAGGGATTGGCCTGAAGCCGGAAGGGACGTTACGGCATCAATATGCCAAGGGCGTTCATGCCTGCATTTGCGGAATGACGAAGTCGGAGTTTGAGGCGCGGTGGAGAAATCCACGCCCGAAGGTCCGTCGTCCAACCGGAACGCAGGCATATGGGCAGCAAGAGCGCATCAGCACCCCCGGCCCCTGATCCTAAGTACGTCTCGCAGCAGCAGACGCAGAGCAACGTCAATACGGCGGTTGCTAACGCTTACCTGAACCGCGTCAACCAGTACGGGCCGCAGAACGTCGGCGGCGTCGATGTTCCTCTGTGGAACGAGACAACCTCGCTCAGTCCCGGCCAACAGAAGATTTACGACAGCCAACAGCAGTTAACGCAGGGCACGTCGGATCTGGCGAACCAGTACGTCAGCCGCATTGGCGATGCCACGTCCAAGCCATACAGCTATGACGGACTCGCCCCGGCTCCGACCTATAACGAGGACTATCGGCGCCAGCAGCTTCAGGCCATTCAGGACCGCAACGCGCCGCAGATGCAGCGCGACCGGGACGCACTCAACCAGCGGCTTGCCAACCAGGGGATTTCGCTAGGCACCGACGCCTGGAAGGCCGCGCAGGACGATTACAGCCGCTCCGTGAACGACTTCAGGCTTGGTGCCGATGTGCAGGCAGGCAACGCCGCCGCGCAGCAGTACGGGCTTGAGAGCAACACCCGCGACCGCGCCATACAGGAGATGACGGCGCTACGGACGCAGCCGATCAATGAGGTGGCGACGCTCCTTGGAACGGGCAACGGCGTACAGCAGCCGCAGTTCAGTCAGGTAGCGCAGACGCAGGTAGCGCCGACCGATGTGAGCGGGAACTACTGGAACCAGTACCAAGGACAGCTTGCCCAGCAGCAGATGCAGCAGAAAAGCTCGGATGCCGCGATGGGCGGACTGTTTGGCTTGGGCAGTGCTGGAATTAGTGGGGCCGCCAGTTACTTCGGCTTGGCTGCGTTTTGATTACTCACATGAAAATGTCATCATCCCCGTCCACTCGACCTGAGTTGGCTTTGCTATGCGGCCATAGCGAGCGCAATGCGTCGTTGCGGCCTGCATTGC